GTAATTGTGTTATCTGTTACTTGAACTTCATATTGTTCTATTGCTTCTGAATTAGCTAGATCAATAAAGTTATCCCATCCTTCTCGTAAACGATCATTTCTAATCCAATTAATAACAATATTTCCGCCAAGACGGCTCGCATTTAAACTTGATGGACTGCGAGGTTTGCTTGATGCTGCACTCCAAACGTGAAACTCTTGTGGCGAATTGGATATGTTAAGTCCTGCACCAACCGCACGATAATCAATGGGTGTATTTAGTGAGTTAGTTGTGTCACCAGGACGGAATATGCCCACACCGGTTGATGGAACGAATATAGCGTTTGAGAAAGCGGAGTGCGATCCACTAGTGAAGCTGTCTCGTGTTCCTCTTCTGTTTCTAAGTAATTTACTCAAACGCCATAACCCGTTACCTAATTCCTCCGCCTCAGAGTATTGGATTAATTCCCAATTTTGATCTTCTGTGCCTATTAATACAGCACCATCGCCAGCAAGCACTTGTTCTTCGGAATAGCTTGATAGAACAGTTGATTGGTTGTTTAGTTGAACAGTAACTGTATTGGCTAAATCCCAATTGTTCCAAGGATAAGCAGGAAGCGCAACTGTTATTCTACCTAAAGTAGCTCGTTCATTGTGAGTAATAACCAAATCATATTCTGTGCCTGTGCGTCTAAACACGTCCACACCTCTAAAATTGTTAGTGCTGTTAGCATTATCAGCAGCCGCATACCAACCCAATCCGCTATCAGCTACTCTCAATGACGGGCAATCCACAAATATCCAAGAGGGCGGATATGTAGGATCCGCATTTTTAACGGGTAGAATAATGCCAGATGAAGGCGTGTAGTTTTGTGCTGTTAGGGTATTATAGAACGCATCTTCAAAGCGTCTAGCTATAATGGTCATTAACACGCCGCCACTTCTTGTTTCTACAACTTCATACTTTTCACCTGACTGCGTATAATAATCATCTGTGTAAGTGATTTGGATTAAATCACCAGGTTCCAATCCCAAATATTCCACATCTGTTTGACCGTAGATTGGCACGTTGATGGTTATACCACGACGATTTTGGTTTTCTTCAAACAGGATACGGTCTGTAATGCTTTTGGCAGCAGGGCTTCTCATAACTATTGGACTATCAACAGCCACATTGTTTTCATTAGGCGCTGTACGTCTATTGCTTCGTTGACTTGCTTGTTGATAATCAAAGTCAGGATCAATATAGTTGAGTGTTACGGAACTTGGGATACCTGTAATTTGGTTGACTGTTTCCTCAAATATGTCCGCATCACTGTTTTCGCTAGCACCAAAGTCATTTGGGTTGATAACTATTGGAGTTCTACCATACTTTCTTTTGAACTTTAGCTTGCCTTCGCTTTCAATATAATAAAAGCCAAATGCAGTTGCCAGAGGATCAATAGCTTCACGGGCTGTTGTGGGTTTTGCAATAATATAGCCTTCAAGACCACCAAAGTCGGGCAGAGCATCAAGCCCATCCAAATCAGTTGTGTCTATTTGTGACGGTTGTAGACCAACCTTGTTCAACAGAATGTCATCAACAATCTTTTTTATGGTTGTCTGCCCCGGCTGCCTAATGCATAATTTTAAGAAGTAGTCACTAGCAAAGCTGTTTCTTCTATAAAAGATGCCCCTTCTCCGCCAATCATAGCTGGTAAAACCGTTAGAAGCCGGAACCCAAAGGGCTGGATTATAATAGTCCAAATCTGTAATGTCAGTTGAACTTATTCTAATAGCTGAAAATTGTGATAAATTGGGTGTTGTAATCCAAAAATTGCCTTGTGGATCATATACAGGTTCTGCTGCCATTTGGGTGGTAAAATTTGTTGTGCCCAGCGCATCATAATCTGCACCAAATTCCGCACTTAATTCATTACTACTTTTTGTCCCCAAAACTGTTGCGGCGTTTATGTCAATTAACACCCAAGTAGGTAAATTACCAAACCCCCCTAATGCTTCGTGTCGCCCCATATGCATTAAAAGTGTCTTATTTCTACTATCCAACATTATAGCATTGTCATATTGGTTTCCCGCAAAGCTGAATGTAAACCAATTGGATATTTCTGTTGCGCTTTGGCTGGCAAAACTATTATCTGCAACAGTTTCAGGTCCTACAGGTTCAAAAGGAAACTTGATTGATGCGCGCATTAATATTGCGTTTTCATTTGTGCTGGCTAATCCAACTTTGTAATAATGCCAACTTAAATTGCCTTCATCAAATTCCGGGTCCATCACCCCAAGAGCGTCCTGAATGTAGATTGAAAATGGTTGTCCTGTAACCATTTCTGTGGGTGTCCACATTTTAACTAATTCAAACTTGCTGCTCGTAAGCAGGATTGCTTGAACTGAAAGCGCATTTAGTGAGAAACGCCCAACTCCGTTTGCTTCTTGATCCACGCGGTTACTTGCCCAAACAATACGCTTTCCCTGTATGGGGAATGGTGTAACTTGAACGCAGGCGTCTCTTGTTTGTGAAAGACCAATATCTAATAAAACTCCGTTTGTTTGCTTGGCGTATCGTCCTGTTCCGCTTGCTCGATTTAGTGCAACCAAATATCCACTGATAAAAGGTGACACGTCTAATCCAGTAAGCGTACCTGCAACATAAATGTATTCATCATCTACGTCAAAGTTATTATCCCAACTAAACGAACCCGTTCCAATAGTTTGAGGGACCAAGGATATATTATTAACACGCTCACCAACAGGGCTTGGGAACACCCAAGCAGGACCAATACTAATCACGCTTCTAGTTGCGTGGCTGTATTCCGCTAAATGAAAGTTGCCGGACTTAGTCAAAATATAATAGTATCCTGTGCCATCTAGTTTGTTTCGTATTACTGTTCCATTTCCTGTAGTAGGGCGAGAATAACCCTCAGGAATTAAGTTGACTTGCGGAATAGTGTCAAAGTCATAAACTTGGTTGCTGGCTGCGTTTGAAACAGTAAATCGCAAATTGGGTAGGCTGTTCCCGAAAGAAGCTAAGTTCCATCCAGTCATTACAAGATAGCTAACACCTCTATAAGCAGGAACTTTGTCCACACCCCAAATACCCTGCGCACCACTATCAATGTTTTGTGTTTCTGTACCAGTATACCAACGCCAAGTGCCCAAGTTTGTGCCTGCTTGACCACTAATATCGGAATATTCCAATTCGCCGTTTACCCAAATCTCTAATAATTCGGCAGGACCTTCACAGACTGCAATTACTAAATCAACTATCTTCTCGTAACTAACATTTGTTGTTGTAGCACCGCCACCAAGTCCCTTACCGCTTTGACGTGTTTTGGTTGTTACTTTTCTGTTTTCTTGATTGAAGTGAATAATATTACCCGCAAGTTTTGCAGTGCCATATAACTTTTTTATAACACTTCCCTGAGTGCTTTGAGTAAATGTTACATCTGGAGGAATACTGCCTTCATTACGGAATTGTTCTGGTCCCTGCAACAATTGCCCAGCAACACCACCCGCCAAACTACCTAATGCGAAACCCAAGCTGGCAGCGCCCAGAGGACCGCCAATTAGGAACCCCGCAACACCTCCAGCTAAACTGCCTGCTTGCTGTAAACTCATTCTCGTATCCTAAAAAAACTCATTTTATGGCCTTCTTCTTTGCTGGGATAGTTTACTAAAACAACCCGCTTTGCTCTACTATCTGCATGAATAATACGATTATTGTCATACATTACTGCTAGGTGGGTGGGGTTTGGCACGTCTTTGATTTTAAATAATAAAATATCGCCTTTTTCCGCATTTTCTACTCGATCGCAGTAGTTCCTAATCTGCTTGAGCAGAAGGGTATTGGTTGCTATCTGACTGTAGCCTTCGCAGACTATTTTTTTAAGTGGCAGGGGACATATACCGCCGTTCATCAATGCAAGAACCAATAATCCCACACAATCTACCCCGTATTGAGTGTGCCCACCCGCTCTATAGGGCGTGTTGATTAACTTAAAGCATTCGTCTGCTAATATAATTCGCTTACTCAACTTCGCCCCTCGCTGTTATTGCATCATTACCCGGAATATCAGGAAAGCCCCTAAAGTTAATAATGTTGTCAAACTTATTTACTGCCTGTTCAATACTGCCATCATAACCCAATATAACTTCACAAAAATCATTTACTTGAATGGGCTGCGGTGTGCTTGCTAATAATGTTACGGTATTGGCGGAGTTAGTCATAATTTCATTGCGGATAAACTTTGCTGAAGTTGTGCTGGGTAGATAATTGTTACCTGTATTCCAAATAACTTCGCCATAAGAATAGTTTCTGTTTGCGCCCATCCAATTATATGTTGCTTGTGTTTTAACTTTGAAACTCATACTGCTAAGAATCACGTTAGGGCTTCCTCCACTAACACGAGTGAACACTGCTCTAAAATAAACGTTGCTGCTAACGGAACTAGAACTAGTTAATGCAATCCAAGTATTTGGTGCGGCGCTAGTAAATGTTCCACTAACGCCTGTATTACTTACTGAAAAAATAATACTACCACCGCTTATTGCAGTTGTTTCAGCACTTATTCTAAAATCGCCCACTACTGCACTTGTTGGTAGGTTAAAAATAATTTGTGGGCTATACCATCTACCGCTTGTGCTAGTTCCGGTTATTTGAAGATTATCTGTATCAGCACTTAAGTTTGCTAATGTTGCGCCAGTTAGAAAGTCTATTTCATCGTTGTAGGGCGTTACGCTTAATTGACTTAATCTGAAACGTGTTCTATTTTCTGTTACTTGGTTAACAATTGCTTTTGTTGTATATGCGCTTAAACTTAATCCATTAGGTGCATCACCCAAATTTACGGGATCATTGGGAGTGAACAAGCGGACAATGGGTTGGTCACTCAATATTTGAGTTAAACTTCTTAATTCTACTACTACACGACGTCTTTGACTTATAGATACATTACCAATTAACCCGCTTTGAAATATTAATTTATCAGCTGGATTAGCCCAATTAATTACAAATACTTCATATGCTGTTCTATCGTAATAGCCTGCAATAAGAGCATTTCTATTAAAACCTGTTGTTACATCATCACTTAATAATAAACTAATGTCTAAATTACTGATAAATCCATTTTGACCAAAAGTAAACTCTGTGGGGTCTGCACCAGGAGCATAAGTTAACCCATTATAAGTTAAACTTTGATCATGACTGCTAAATCCAAATTCATATCCAGCAGGAGTTGTAAACTTAAAGCATAAAGCCCAAGTTAATGTTTTTGAACTTAAATCACTTAATATTGATGCACCAATTGTTTTAATAACGCACCTCCTGTATAGTAAAACCACTCCAAGTTTGTGTTGAACTATTATTTTTAGTTACATCAAATGAATCTGTATCAAATCTACAAGCAATATCATATTCATATTTGGCTTTTAATACACTTCCTGATAAAGGACTTGGGATATTAATAATACCAGTAGTTGTGCTAATAGTATAATCAACACCTCTTGTTAATAATGTTGTATCAATATACAATTCAAAATCCTGTGAGGGGTGATTTAAATCATAGCTAATACCAGCTGGGGGTATTTGTCCATTAACTCTGGGTAATTTGATATCTTTGGCATAAGTTAAACTACCTGTTGTGTATTTTTTATTTAATTGGTAATTACCAACTCCAGTATAAGCAGATATATCAGCTGGTTCAGCATTTTTACTGTGATCCCATAAGTAATCGGTCCAATCTCTAAATCTAAATACATAAAATCTACCACGCATGTTCATATAAAAGTCTTTTACTTCTGCCATAGTGCCATCAGGCAAATTATCAATATTTGTTGTAAATTTACGCAATGCCCTTGAATAATAACTTAATCTTAATTCTTCGCCACTAGCAGTTCTAACTATTTGTGTATTCCATTCATCAGCAGCATTGCTGAAATAACTTACGTATTCGGGAAATACTATGTTATTAACTATTTCCATTAACCACCATTCCTTTTGCCTCTTTGATTAGCTAGATACATGTCGCGTTCAATTTCACTTCTTGATTGTCTAAAACTATTTGGATTTGGGGTAGTTATATTAAACACGTTGGTTGTTTGTGCATTATTACCCCCTGAAACCTTAACACCCAAATCTCCAGATTTAGTTCTTGCAACAGGCAATACAGCTTCAGGTCCTGCTTCGCCTGTTAAACTAAATTTATTACCACGCATTGGTGTAATAGTTGGTCCATTAATTATTCCGCCTTTAGCAAAAGGAACAACATTGCCGTTATTAAACACATTACCTTTAGCACTAAAAATAGTATCAAATATACCTTGCAACCCGCCACCAGCAGCACCAGCAGCACCGCCAGTTGCGCCACCTAATAAGCTGGAAAATACTTGATTAAGCGCAATTTTAGTAAGTTGTTGAATAACTGAATCTACAAAGCCGCCAAATATGTTTAATGCACCTTTTAATGTGCCATCCCATTCAGTTGCAAATTTACTAAAAGTATCAGCAGCACCATCACTAATAGTTGAATATAAATCAGTTGCAATTTGTGCAAAGTTTTGACTATTTTCTTGTGCATTTTGTATTGCTTGATCCCAACCAAATTCAAAAGAACGTTGTGTTTGTTGTATTGTTCCTTCTAATTCTCTGGTTTTTTCTATTTCTTGGTTAAGTGAAGTAACACGATTGTTTAATATTTCAGTATTAACACCACTAGCGTTCAATTCATTAATACGTTTTAATATTTGTTCACGTTCACGCTCAAGCGGCAATGTTGCTTCAACTATTGCACGTTCACGTTCACTTAATCCTAAATTCTGTAGTCTTATGGCTGATTCTTCATTTTGTAATCTAGTTCTTTCAAGTAATCCTTCTAATGCAAAGCTTTGTGATTCTGCTTCTTTTAAATCACTTAATTCTCTGATTATTTGTGCTTCTTGGCTTAAAGTAGTTAACCCTAATTTTCTAAAATTATCTGATTGTTGTAATACTGCGGCAACTCTACGTTGTTCATCAGCACTACCTCTTAATGCTTCTGCTTCTTGTTTTAAACCATTAATGTATGTGGTTAGTTCGCCTCGCGGATCATCTTTAGCACCTTTGCTTTTAGTAGTAGTAGTTTCAGGTGGTGTAAATGTTTCACTTAATGGATTATCTTTATTAATACTTGAAGTTGCTGCTGCGGCTTTTTCTGCTGCTAGTCTGTTAGCTTTAATTTGATCTGCAATAGCATTTATTGGCGCTAATGCTACTTCGCCAGCAGTTGCAACTCCAACACTGATTGCTTCACTTATAGCAGTCCCAGCTTCAATAAATGGTGCTGAAGCTGCTTCAGCAACACCAACAACGCCATCTTTTGCAGCAGCAACAGTAGTGCTTAAAAAGTCAGCACTTTTTTGAACAAAGCCGCTAACAGCAGCATCACCTAATCCTAAAAATCTAAATAAATTGTCAGCAGCACCAACTAAATTATTAATTAATTCTAACGCTCCGTCTACGAAACCCTTAATAATATCTTTTGCAATTTGAAATGCACCTGCTGTATTTTCACTAACAAACGTAGTAAATTTGTCATAAGCACCAGTTATTGAATCAATTGCATCTGTGGCTTCTTTACCTAAATAATTGCTTACGTCAGTAACAACAGTTAAAAATCCATTAAAAGCACTAATAACTGTGCTGGTTATTAGTTGTGCAATTGCTTTTAATATTTCAATTAAACTAAAGTTTTCACCTGTGACTCTGTTAATGGCAAATTGAAGTGCTCCAAGGGCTAATCCAACAGGACCCAATATTTTAAAGAAACGTAATAATGGACTTAAGTTTAATACAGCACCAAATCGTTGAAATGCACTTGATACTCCAACTGTTGCGGCTGCTGTTCCTCCTGCTCTTGCTTTTAATAAATCTAAACCATCTTTTAAGTTAGTAACTTCTGTTAATGTTTGTTTTGATATAAAAAAGTTTTTAAATACTTTGCTGGGAAAATTACGTATTTGGCTTCTAATGTTTTTTAAACTAAATCCAAATGTATTTAAGATAGTTAAACTTTTAGCTGTAGCACCACCCACAGCAACTATAGCTGGCGTAACACCACTAACTGCACCAGCAAATTTTAATACAACACCAGTTAAAGCTAATAATGTAGAACTTAAAGCAACTAGTCCAACCACAGCAATAATTTCACCAAACTGTTTGATTGCAAAAGTAACTGCATTAATAGCACCACCCAATACTTCACCAATAATTCTAGCACTTTCTGTTCCACTTGATATAAATGCTGTTAAACTTTGAACTGCATTTGTAAATGCCGCACTAAATCCACCATCACCAATAGCAGTAAAGAAACGTGTAGTTGCATCTGTTAAGTTACTTAAACTTTGGGATATTCCGCCTAGTCCTGCTGTGGCAGCACCAGCAAATTGTCCTTCATTTAATACTTTTAATAATGCTGCGGTTATTTTAGCAGAGCCCTCTGCTGTTTTACCAAACTCACTAAATTCCAAACGACTTATTTTAAGTTCACGTTGTAATGCAACACTTAAACCCGGAATACGTTCAAATACTTGTTCAAGTTCTTCTAGTCCAAGACCACCACTAGTACTTCTTCCTAATAGTCTAATGATTGCTTCAAATGCGCCAACTTTATCAGTTGCAACAGTAGCACCATTTTCAATTGTTTTAAGTAGTTCAGCAATTTGGGTAAAACTTTTTCCGCCAGTAAAACCACTTCCCTGTAATTGAGTTACAGCAGCAACTAAAGTAGTTAATTCTTGTCCGCTGGTTTCTGCCAATGTTTCCAGTTCTTTAAATACAAATGCACCTTTTTCAATATCTTGAAATGTGGCATTAAGTGTTCTTCTTAAATCTTCTGCTCTTGCATTTATTTGAACCAACCCTCGAGCCGCAGTTGTACCAATAACAGTTCCAACAACTGCTCCTAAAGCACTAGCAGCACCAGCTAAAAATCCTCTTGATCTTTGCGCAGCTTTGCCAATACCATCAACTGATCTGGCTGCTGATTGTGAATTTCTAGTAATATTTGTAATGGCTGCACTTCCGCTAGAACCTAATTTTGATATATTATTTGCGGCTGCACTGCTTCTATTTGATAATTTATCAATACTTTTGGCTGCTGAGTTAGCACTAGTTCCAAGTGAACTAGTTCCTTTACTATTTAAATTTTCTCTAATAGAACGGCCTGTTCTTGCAGCCCGTCTAGCTAGATTATCTAAATCACGTTCACCTTGCGTAATATCAATACGTGGTTCAACAAGTGCTAACTCAACCATTTTTCATTTTCCTAACTTGATGTTCAACATATACTTCATCAAGTTGACTTATAGCGCGCATAAAAGGAATAGGTTCAATATCCCAATTACATATGTTATGGTAATTTAACACATCTGTAGTATTTAAACGTTCAATACCCATACCAACTGCCCTAAATGAACTTAAATCTAAAAAGCTCTGTAATAAAAATTTACTTAAACCTTCAAGGGGCGGTAACTCCTCTAACATTCCAGCTTCAATCAATGCACGATCTAAAGCCCTGCCAGACAAGTCCGCCCTTAAATGTTTTTTGCTTCATCTACTGCTTCCTCTAAATTTTTAACAAAGAAGTTTTCAATGTCACCAACTGCATCAAATATTTGTTTAGATATAGTAGGAAACTTTTTACTGCAAAACTTTTCAGCAAGTTCTTTATTAAAAGGAATGGGTTTTCCATCTTTAGTTAAACCTTCCCAATCAAGCAATATATTATTTGCAATAAAGTTTGGTAACATGGCTGTTAAACCTTCTTCTATCCAATCTTCATTTGAAACTTTTCTGCCTATTTTTTTGTTTTTAGAGAAATAGTTTTTACGTTCTTTATCAATTTTTGATTGATATTCGTTTTTAGCAACGTTAGCAATTTTAATTTTAAAATCACCACCTGGTGTTTCAATTGTAACCCAAGTGCCATCACTCAGCTCATCGCTTACTTCATAATTAAATATTTCCATTTCTTAACTCCTTATGCTAGGTAATGTAGCGACACACTTTTACCAGTTAATGGACTAACGTTAGCTTGGAAAGTTGCAGCAACAGTAACAACTTCATCTCTAGCTGGAATAACATTTGGATGAGCTGTAATAGTTGCATACGGTATTTCTAAACTAAAGTAATTTCCTGCTATGTCTTGTAAAATTGAACCGATCTGTATTTTGGTACCTAGTCTATAAGCTTCAAGTAATGTTCTATTTTTTAATGCAAAAGTAACTGTTCCTGTAACACCCACACTGCCTTCACTAATATCAGCAGCAAATTCACTTCCCAATGCTCTAAAAGGAGTAAGGTTATTGTTGACAGTAATTTCAACGTTTGTAACAAGTAAGTTTGATTGTGGAACGTTATCAACACTTAACCAAAACTTTTTAAAGTTATCGGTTGGATTTAGTTCTACAGTGTTGCTTGCAGGCACAGTTGCAGTCTTTGGATCAGCTGATAAACTTCTTAAAGTTGTACCTGCCATAGTAAATGTTTGTTGCGGAATTTCGCCAACACTTAATTTAAGGGTATATTCGCCAACAGTTAAGTTATTTCCAACAACATAAGTTGAGATGCCTTCATAACCTTGAACAAATGTAAATGCTTTTGGATAAACATCATTGGTTATTCTTGAAAACTTGTTAATAGTTAATGTATCAGCATTAGCACTAACAATTGGTGTAGCTGGATCTAAATAAATTGCAGTAGCAGAACTTTCAGGAGTTAATGCAACTGCATAAACACCATTTAGTTGACTTTCAACTGCGCTGGTAATAGTAAAACGTGTTCCGGGAGACATAACAGGAAAACTTAAACCAACTAGCATGTTTGAACCAACAGCAGCACTAGCGGTTACAAATTCTGCTGATATAGGAGTAGCAACACCAAATAGTGCGCCTTCTAATAAATCTGTTAATTCGCCAACTTGTAAATATGTAGAAAAGCCAGCATTTGTATCTTTAGCAACTGCAATTGGTGCAGTTGTTTGACGATCTGATCTAATAACTTCGCTGTCTGCTAATTCAACTTCAATATTAATACCATCGCTGGGTAATATATTAATAAGTTGCATTGCCGAAACATCTTCAACAAATGGATTTTGGCAAAGTGCTTCTGATTTGTATGCAAGGGAAGTTCTTCCACCTGTAGTAGTTAAACAAGCCATGTTTGGTCTCCTGAATAAATGAATAAATGTAGCTTAAACATATTTATACGCTTACTCATTAAATATAGTAATACTATATTATGGCTTCACGTCTACTCCAACGATAATTTTGTTCTACAATGTAAATGTGCTTGCCCATATCATCTTCACCCACATATACTTCATTGGTGGGATTAACTAATTGTAAACAATTTAAACTGTCAATTTCAATACTGCCTGTGGATATAATTTGACTTGTAATGCTGTCAACTATGCTGCTAACATGATTTGTTCCGCTGCCTTTATGTGCAACTATTTTAACTTCTAATCTAACTGCTTGAAATCTAAATGCACCATTTGTTTGCCATCCAACTGCAAATGGAGTTGTTAATCCAAAATCAACTCTATATACTAGGTATGTTTTACCTTCATCAGGTATTTTACCTCTATTTTCACCAACTCTATAAGTTCCTGGTGCAGTTAAGGGATTTTCAATAATGGATTCTAATGCGTTTTTTACTGCAACTCTACTCATCTTCTTCCTGCCACTAATTGAACAGCGCGCTCAAACCATCTAGCACCCTGTTTGGTTGCACTACCAAAATAAACAAATGGTGCATATGGGGCATCATTTTTAAGTATAAAACCTTTTTCATCTTCAATTAATTGATTTCTAGATACTAAAAATCCACTTTTAATTGGAGTTAATTTGTTGGCTTCTGTTAACACTTCTTCAGCAAATTTTTTAGTAGCATTTCTATTTATTTCTTTTAAATGCTCTGCTAATTGATTAACTTTAATTTTAGCCATTACAATCTTCCGCAATATATGGTGTATTCGGCATCAGCAGTAATATCAACGCCTTTTACTTCCCATCTAATATTATTGTGTATTAAATGACTGTTTGTATCTACATTTACCCCTGCTGAATTAACATAAAAGATAAAGTCTACATCTTTAAATTGAGGTTCGTTTCTATCTTTCTGCTTAACGCTGGCTTTTAATCCTTTAACTACTTGAGGCGCGCTAACTGCTAATACAGGATCAGCTAAAGCACTTGTTTCAATAACACCTGGAGTAAAAATGCTGATAGTATATTCAACACTAGGAAAAACACCCGCAATGCCAGAATGAATAACATTTTTAACTAGATCATTAACATCAATACTCATCTAACACCCTGATATATTTTAAAGCTAGAACCACTAGTATTAAGACTACTAGTTAAACTGCCATATTTCTTTAAGTATTCATTAACACGATTACTAATTTGATACATGTCACCAAACACTTCATTTGTGTCTCTAAAAGTAACACTTAACTCACCCACTTGTGTTGATTTAACAGCAGTAAATGGTTGTGCAGTTTCTCTATTAACACTATTAAGTTCAATACTTGTAATAGCAGCCGCAATCTGCACTGCAAGAGGTATTTCGTTGTTTGGTAAAAGTGTATTACTGTTATTGCATGTAGCATAAATGCCTTCTATTGGCACATTATCACGAGCCCAGTCTAACCCTTGAATTGCAACTGTTTTACTTCCAAGCCAAGTATAAGCATTGTCAATAACGGCTGCGC